ACTGGCTCGGCTGAGGCTGCCAGGCAACTGCGGCAGGATCTGTTCACCCTCAGCAAGACTACACCATTTAAGAACGAGGAAATCCTGCAGGCTGCGCAGCGGTTTCTGGCTGTTGGGGTTGAAGTTGACAAGCTGCAAGGCACCATCAACCGTGTGGGTGCTATCGCAGCTCAGTCGGGCCAGCCATTGGAGCGGCTTGCGCTGATCTATGCCCAAGTTTATGCCAAAGGACGACTACAGGGTGAGGAAAACCTGCAGCTCCTAGAAGCTGGTGTTGATCTCACGCAGGAGCTATCCGCAGTTACGGGCAAATCTGGCAGTGCACTGCAAGATGCCATGTCAAGGGGCCAGGTCAGCATTAACGACTTCAACAAGGCCTTGGTGCTGGCTACTGGTGAGATGTCAGCTCTGCAGCTGGCAGGCCGTGCTGTAGATGTTCAGTTCAATAACGTCTTTGACAATCTTGGTCAGTTATTCGGCGGTTTTGCTCAAGCCATAGCCCCGGCACTGTCAGCCTCATTCAAAGTAGTCAATGAGATCTTTGATTCTGCATTCCCGAGCCTAGAGTCCATCACCAAGTTCTTTGAGCCACTGACAAAAGCCGCTGAGCGCTTTGCTAAGACTCTAGAAGGAAACCCTAAGCTGATAGCTATCATCGCAAATGGATTCAAAAGCATCGGTTCAGTCATTATTGAGAACATTGCCATCGGCTTAGACACCGTTGGCGCTATTCTGTCAAGCATTGACGGCAAAGAGCTTGTCAATGGGCTAATTCAGATTGAAGTGCTGTTACGCAGGGCTTTGCTGAGCGCTCGTGCACTTTCAGCCACGCTGATTAAGAATGGAGAGTTGGCCTTTAGAGCCATCTCAAACCCTGTTCAGTTTGGCAAAGACATCTTCTCAGCGGGCGGCTTAAGAGATTTTATTAAAAGAGAGTACGCACAGGCTTATCAATACTGGGCAGATGCTGCACAGGCTCAGCCGCTTCCGTTCCCAGAAGTGCGGCCAACAGTACAACAGCAGCTTCAAGGAAGCCTGCAAGACCGGCTTGCACCACCGCCACCGCCAGACCCTCGTAAGTGGCTTGAGACAATTGCGGCAGCTAATCGGCTTAAGAGTATCCAAGAACAGATCAACATTGAAGCAGAACGCCCAAACCTAACCGGGACTGGCATTGGTGCATTACAGGCTATCGCCGGTCTCAGAGAAGCTCAAAGACAAGAACAATTAGCACAAGCTGCGGTACGAACAGAACCAGGCAAAACAGAACTGCTCACTGCAGCCACTGAAGCAGCTGATAACGTCAGGCTCGCTGCTGCTAAGACAAAGAGCGACTTACTGGAGGCATACAAGGCGGCGAAGGAGGCCGTCCAGCAGATCAGTCGCAGCATTGAAGATTCGGTCACAGCCTTGGCAGAAGCCAGAGGAACTGGCGAAGGCGTCAACAAATATATTGGCCCGAATCAACGAGCGCAGCGTCAAGCCGAAGCGAATCAGACTTTGATTAGTCAAGCTGATCTAGTCGCACGGTCTTTAGGTGTTCGGCCGGTTTTTAACGGCACACTTGAAGAACGTAATAGGCAGATTGCTGATTTTATCCGCGCTGGCAGAGGAGAGGCTAGATTGACTCAAGACATTGCCAAACAACAAGAAGATCTAATTAAGGCAAACAACGATCTCAGTACAGTCACCGCCAGTCTCGCCGACATCAACAAGGCAGTAGCCGACGCGCTATCTGTGAACAGCACGGCCCTAGCAGATCTGGCTGCAAAGGATTGGGCTGTGTACGTTGAAGTTCCTGGCGGCAGCGCCAGCGGCGACATTATTGGCGCGGTCAACGGAGCTTACTAATGACTGTCACAATTGGATCTTTTTCATCTAATAGCCTTACCGTTCAACCGTTTGGCTATGAAGGAGATGCACGGACTGGGTTGACGGCCAGGTCCTTTCAAATCAGCGGTTTGCTGACAGCAGCTGAATGGCAGGCATTGATCAGTGAATACAGCAGCTGGCGCAATACCCGACTGACTGATGCGGATACTCTGAACAGCGGAACAGTTGGGACAACTGTTAGCGTGACAATTACAAGCGCCAATGGGTTAAGCATCAGCGCCTTAGCGTGTTGGTTTAGTGAAGCGCCCAGTGCGGAACAGGCTGGCGCATACGTCAATGCAAACATAACGCTTGTAGATGCCAATGAAGCGCTAGCTGTTTTGCTGCGTCAGAAGGAAAAGGACCGTCAAAGCAGCGAAGCATTGGTGCCAAACCTTGGCACCGTGACTCTCGGCAGCTGCACTGTGACCTTGACCAAGCCAATGGAAACCAGGCAGGACACTCCATCAGTGGCGCTAACCGCTGGTGGCGTCAGCTACATCACCGGCGCCCTAGCCGCCCACAAGGTACGCCAGATTGAGGGCTACATCTCTGGCGGCACCTACACCGATCTCCTGACGTGGTTTGACACCACAATCAGCAGCACACCCGCGAGCAACAGTTGGTTCCCTGTCTCTGCACCCTCTGCAACGGCTGAAGTGATTATCAGCGGGGGCGTGAAGAGCACCCGCTACAACGTGACCCTGACCGCCCTCCAGATCATCTGATGGCTATCGACATTCGTGCCACGGTCACCTGTTCGCTTGGTGCCCCTGTCATCAGCGGATCGATCAGTGACGACTATGTGCAGGGTGTTGGTCTGATCAAGACGCGTGGAAGCCTTGAGCTGAGTGGCGTGTTGCGCCCTAGCACCGGCACTGAGGTGACAGTGAGCTACACCAAAGGCGGTGTAACGCGCCAAATCCCGCGCCGCCTGCTGGTGCTGAGCTTCTTTGCTGATCCATTCCGCCGCACCACCAAGGTGGAGCTGGGGTGCAAGTTGACCTATGCGCAGAACAAGCGCAAGGCACGCAAGTGGACCTATCTCAACGACCCCCAGAACAGCGATGTCACGTCCGTCGAAGCGGAGGTGATTACCCGCCCAATTTATGCCAGCTCAGTGTTGAACGAGTGCCTTGCCGAACTAGGTGTAGGCGGTTCAGCGGCACTGACCAATAAGTTCAGCGTGCCGGAGTTTGACTTTGGGTCCGGTTATTTCAACGTTGCCAGCGACTTGCTGGTATCTGAGAACTACTGCGGCTACATGAATCAGAGCGGCACGTTGAGCGTGTTTCTGCTGAGCACTGGCTCTGGCACTGCATCTGTGATCACCAGCAACGATCTGATCGACATCGGCTCGATTGGTGTTGGCGACCGACCAGGCTCTGCGGTGGCGGTGACGTACAGCACAATCAAGCTCCGCAGCCCAGACGGTGCCGATACCAATCTGCCCGACACCGCAAATCCACCAGCGGAAGAGGAGCCGCCAACGCCACCCCCACCAGACAACGTTCCGCCAACGGTTCCAAACGGCAACGTTGAGCGCGAAGAGATGTTTAGCGACAGCAATGTAATTATTGTTGGGACATTGGAGTTTCGCTATACAGTACGCACCATTACGACGTCATACTACGACGACTGGAACCGAAAGATCTTCTCCGGCACGCAGACTGACACGATAGGTGCAGCCGTCAACTCTGGCTACATCCAAGAGCTACTGGATGCTGGCTACGAGAGCGAGGCCAAGTCGTTTGGAGCCAAGCCCGTAAGCCTGTGGACGATCAACAAGATCAAGTACAAGCTTGACGCAACAAAGACGGAGACGCGACTGCAGCCTGAGCAGGACAAAGGCACCGTACCCAATACAAGCTCTCTGCCAGCTACACCTGCAACAGGTGATTGGGTCAAGGTGGCATCGCAATGTTACTCCATTCTCCAATTCAACGGCACTGCATGGGAGCCGGTGTCTTACGCGGAAGTGGCGCTGCAGCAGCAAGAGCAGGAGTTACCCGAAGGCTATGACGAAATCACATCTGAGGAGACGATCGAGTACAAGCCGGAAGTGGCCTTAGTTGGCGCCATTGCGTCTGCTTACATCAACCCAACCACGCAAGCGCTATACACTCCTAGTTTTACATCACGCGAGGCGGGCAGAACAATAACCAAGTACAAGACAACTTACAGTCAAGTCTTGAGCAATGGACAGCTATATCAGGCTCCAACCACAAAGGTAGAGACGCAGTATTACGTCAGCTATGGCGAGACGCAGCGTGGTCAGCAGGACATTGCGTTGCGACAGCAAAACGGCGA